AAATCAGCTACATTCACTCGGAGGCATATGCAGCTGGCGAACTGAAGCACGGAACCATCAGTCTGATTGAGCAGGGAACATTGGTCATTGGTGTACTGACCCAGAGTAAACCCTACGAAAAGACTATCAGCAATATGTTGGAGTGCAAGAGCCGTGGTGCCTATCTGATGGGGCTCACTACTTATGGCAAGTATGAAATCGAAGATCAGGTAAACTTCACAGTTTATGTTCCAAAGGTGGACGAGCATTTTGTTGGTAGCCTGGCAGTGATTCCGTTGCAGCTACTCGGCTACTATGTGTCTGTAGCCAAGGGCCTGGATGTGGATAAGCCAAGAAATCTGGCGAAGAGTGTGACAGTAGAATAAAAGTTAGTAAAACGTTACTTATCATGGCAGCCGGTATCGGTAGCCGTTTTGGAACAGGAATCAAACAGTTGGAGCCAGTGGATGATGCTGGACATATCATTATGGATTACTCAATCCATGATGCGATTGAGGCCGGCTTCAATCATGTAGTATTTATCATCCGTAAGGATATTGAGAAAGAGTTCAAAGAGGTCATCGGCGATCGCATTGCATCTATTTGTTCCGCTCACAATGTAACTGTGGACTATGCTTTCCAGGATATCAACGATATTCCGGGAGAACTTCCGGCAGGCCGTACAAAGCCGTGGGGAACCGGTCAGGCTGTGCTTGCGGCAAAGAAGGTTCTCGATACACCGTTTATAGTCATCAATGCAGATGATTACTATGGCAAGGAAGGATTTAAGGCAGTCCATGAGTATCTGGTGAATGGCGGCAAGTCCTGAATGGCTGGCTTTGTGCTGAAGAACACCCTGTCTGATAATGGTGGTGTGACTCGTGGCATCTGCAAGATGGATGAGTAGAATAATCTGACTGAGGTTGTGGAGACAAAGAACATTGTAAAGACTGTGACTGGAGCAGATGCAGACGGAGTGGCTGTGGATGTAAATTCTCTGGTTTCCATGAACATGTGGGGATTGACTCCGGAGTTTCTGGATGTACTGGAGGAAGGCTTCAAAGAATTCTTTGAGAAAGAAGTTCCGGGCAATCCGCTGAAGGCAGAGTATCTGGTTCCCATTTTCATTGGAGAATTACTGGAGCATGGAAAGATGTCTGTGAGGGTTCTGAAAACCAATGATACATGGTATGGCATGACCTATCATGAGGATGTCGCAGCAGTAAAGGGCAGCTTCAAGGAGATGCTGGAGAACGGCGTGTATAAGGCTGACTTGTTCAGTGATCTGTAAACGACGATGAAAGAAACGATGGATTTACTCGAAAAGATCATCACAAACATCCTGACTGCTCTCTATGAGCCGTTTGGTTTTTCACGCCTGCTTTCCTTCCTAGCCATGTTTTTCTACTTGTATGCGTATGAGCCAATACATGCAGGCAAAGGCTGGAAGAATGCCATAGTGACCAGGTATCAGAAGTTTAAAGAAAGCGTGTTCTTCAGAAAACTATTCTTCTTGGCCTTTTTGACTTCACTTATTCTGTTCCGAACCCTGTTAAACCGTCAGCTGTGGATGAATCCTTTATCCGATGTCATGGGTGGCTGGGGCATCTGGGAGACTGTGAATGCGAACAGAAGCTGACCATCGAGTGCATCGAGAACGTAATTATGATGGTGCCATTTTCAGCAGTAGTGATGTGGACATTCGGAGAGAAGATTGGAAACGGCTGGAAGAAGATACTGTGGCAAAGCGGTAAGATAGCATTTATCTTTTCTGTAAGTATTGAGATGCTACAATTATTGCTTCGCTTGGGAACATTCCAGCGATCCGACATCTTCTATAACACAGTCGGCGGAGTGCTAGGTGGATTGATGTATTGTGCGGTGGTGAAGGCAAGAAAACGTCTGTAAAAAGGGTTGAAATTGTGATATACTGGGAGCGGTAGCTCCCTACGCTGCTCGAAACTTTGCACACCTCTCCGTGGTGAGTAGCAGGCAACGATCTTATGGTCGGCGAAGATGTGAGAAAAATAGCTTGAATAAAACATGTTTCTGTGATAGTGAAAAATATAGAATTGATTTGGTGAGGAATTAGATATGCACATATTAACGAGATTCTTCTCACAGAAAAAATTTTTAGACGCATTCATTTCTGGTAAGCTCTATATGAATACGCTTAATTATTTTTGGAATAACGGTTTCGAAGAACAAAAAGATATTTTTGAAGGTGTTGTTTGTACGGTCCCAGTGAAAGATTTTAATGGCTTTCCAATGGACTTTCAAGCAGCTCAGGCAAGTGATTATCATTTTAGAGCTGAAGGATATAAATTTTGTAATGTTCTCTGTTTTTATAAAATAAATTTTCTACTAGAAGATGGGCTTCTTCATTGTGATCTTAATGATGATATGTTGAAATTTGGAGAGTATATTGCTATCATAACAAATGAAAATGAATTCTTAAGGCGTATTGAAGCGGCTGTAAAAAGGAGCCATTATGAGGTTTTATGTGGAGATGTTCATTATCATCTCCAGATGTTAAACGGCAAACAAAGCAAAGAGGGACCTCGTATGTATCTGGCAGTAAAAGATCGATTCTTTAAAATAGAAGAACTACAAAATAGGGGATTTAACATTAGAAAACGGGATTGTTTTGATAAAGGCATCGAGTACCATAACCAAAATGAATGGCGTGTTGCATTATACCGAGGTGAACAGACTACAGATGCGTATGAACTGGATGTTGGGAATCTATCAGATATTGTTTGCTGTTATCCGGTACGGGACATTCAAAAAGGTTTAGCTGATTGTATAAATAGAAATGGTGTTAGTGATACTGTGGGGTGGCATGGAACTATCGGGAGACGAGAGATGCGAGAGTTGTTTTACAATTTAGGTAATAATAACACGACAATGTTTTCTATTATTGGCTGATTAAAGAGGCTCTATGGAGCAGGAATACGAATGGTATCTCTGCCTGTCACAAAGTGCTAGACTTAAACCACTATAAAAGGAAAGAGGTTATCACGATGCCCAGAACGAAAGGTAGCAAAAACCGTCCCAAAACCAATACTGCCAAAGACTACGCATCCCAGATCGCAGAAAAGAAAGAACAGGTGGTAAACTTAACCACCGAGATCGCATCCATCCAGAAAGCGATTGAAGAGCAGAAGAACACACTGAAAGAGAAGAAGTCTGCTTTGAAGAAGGCCGAAAAAGAAGTGGCAACGCTAGAAGCGAAGAAGGCAAAGGCAGATGCTAAAGCAGCTGAAGAAGCTAAGAAGACCGAGGCAGAGGCTGTGCTGAAGAAGTTGCTGGCAAGTGGCATGAGCGCGGACGAGATTCTGGAAAAGCTGAAATAAACAAGAAAACCAATAACAAAAATAAATGCCGTGTGGACAAACTGAACTCCAAAAGTTCACACGGCGTTTTTTGAAGGTTGCCGTATAGTTTATAACGAAAATAAAAGAAGAACAAAAATAAAAGAAATGGAGAGTGAAAAAAATGAACTTATCTAAAATACACCACATCGCAATCATCGTATCTGACTACGAAGCTGCAAAGGATTTCTATGTGAACAAGCTGGGATTCTCTGTTATCAGAGAGAACTACCGTCCAGAGCGTAAGGACTGGAAGCTAGATCTTCGTGTCAATGAGCACACAGAGCTGGAGATTTTTGCAGAAGAAAACCCGCCGAAGCGTGTGAACCGCCCGGAGGCCTGTGGGCTGCGTCACCTTGCATTCTGCGTAGACAGTGTGGAGCAGACGGTGAATGAGCTGGCGGAGGTAGGCATTGAATGTGAGCCGATTCGGGTTGACAATTATACCGGAAAGAAGATGACTTTCTTCCATGACCCGGATGGACTGCCGCTGGAACTGCACGAATAATTATGGGAGAGAAAAGAGCATATAAAGCCAGAAAGCCTGGCGGCGGCCGGAAAAAGTTAAAGCCGGAATACGATGCCGGGAAGAATCTGAAAGATCAGATGGATGCGGCTGTGGCGCTCTATGAGGAGGACTGCTCCCTCCAATCTATCGCCGATGTGCTAAACCTAAACCCAATCAAAGTGAGAAAGCTGCTCATCACAGCCGGTGTGTATGAATCAGAAGTGGCGGAGAAGGTACAGGACACGTTTGAGAGGTATCGAAAAACGCAGGACTATAAAACTTCCATTCTCTCAACGGCAACAGTCCTTGGCCTATCCAAAGCCTCCGTCACATCGTACCTGCCTTATGAAAAAGGCGTGTACTTTCCAAACACAGCAGATAAAGAGAAAATTAGCATAGGAGCAGAGCGGCAGCGGAGATACAGAGCGGTAAGAAAACTGAGAACCGAGCCGACAGAAGAGCATCTGTGGGAGGTGGGTCTTCTTTATGCAGGTGTGCGTTTCAAAACGTACTCAGGTTTACCCTTTACCTATGAAATACGAAAGGGCCGGAATGGGCAATACACTAAGGAACTGTGGATCGATCGCAGAGAGAATAGTAAAAGCCTGGCGTGGAGTTCTGTGCTGCTGGCTCTGGGCAATATTAAAAAGGTAGGAGAAGTAGTTGAACGTCCTAAAGCGCTGGGCGATATCCGGGGTGTGACCTATATATACGGAATGTTCTATCGATTCGGACTGATCAACGTGCCGGATGAAGCAAAAGAAAAGATGAGGAAAGCATTCGGAAAATCGTTCTGACACGGATGCCGCAGAGGGGGCGGGAAAGAAGCATCACCCAATGTTTGAGGTCATTGCGTGACCCGGAGATTACACAAAAAATCCGCCTGCGGAATGAACCACAGGCGGCTGAAATCACATTATAGCTTATTCAAAAAGTCTTCCAGAACACGGTTCCACTTTTCGGGGTACTCATAGAACATCAGGTGACCACCCATGACGTAGGTGTCGTAACCGGGAAGCTGCGCTTCGACAAAGGGCTTTGCAATGTCCTGCCAGTGTTCTGCAATGAACATCAGGCTGGGCAGAGTTGTACCGACATCTTTTGCAGTTTCGAGATAGTTAGAGAACACGGCATCGCAGAACAGCTGACGGCAGATCCAGTACGGCGTGCGGCCGGAAATATCCAGCAGATACTCCAGCTCATCAGGCTTCATCTTATGCTGGATCATGACGCCAGTCGCATACTCGCTAAAGAACTCACGGCATAAATAGAATTGGCTTGTCTGAATTATATATCTGGAAAAAGAGAAAAGCAATAGCTTGATAGAAACTGCACTGCTGTAATCTACAAAAATTTTCAGTGCATGAATATCAGTAACAGTTACACAATGTTAAAATAGCAATATGTCCACGATGAGCAGGCGCAACACCTGTCTGCCGCAGTGTTTTTACTTTATAAGACATCTCTATGGATGACGGTAAGGTTCGATTTTGGACTTTGCCGTTTTTCTTTTTGTCCAAATTTGTGAAATTTTCAAAACTGTATTCCAAAACGGCTCTGCGGATTCCTATTAGTGTAGGAGCTTTCAAAATCTTTTGCAAAACGGCTTTCCTCTAGTTTTATGAGTGGGGAATAAACAAAATCTATATTCTAAAATTAGGCAGTTCGACGAAATTTAAAAATCTGTATGCCAAACACCCCTTTTAGAATGTTATAGGTATAGGGGAATGCCGAAAAAGTGAATTTTCTTTGAATTTTAAAAAGATCCGGTTTAAAAATCCCCCTTTGAGTTTGTATAGGGTGTAAGGACTATTTTTCTAAACAGACCTATTCGCTGTTGGATTCACTTGTGAAAGTCCCTAATTCCTTACAAAGTCACATCGCACCTTGAAAATCGCATGAGCCACCCCAGCAGGATACCTCCGGTACTGAATGTGTATTTTGCGCGTCTTACCAGAAAAAACGTCGGAGAGAATCGGGCAGGAACGGGCTGGGACAGAGTGGACGGTAGTTAAGAACAAGATTCGCCTTTGTATACGAAACCGCTCCTACGGGCGGTTTCTCCACGGCGGCATCTTGATGGGGATTGCGCTCCCCATACCCTCACATCGTGCAAAATCACATGATTTTGCCCATTGGTGGCCTGCTACAGCAGGTCACAGCCGGAGTGCAGATGCACTTCCGGGAAAATCAAATTCTTGATTTTGGAAAGGAGACCCCATGCTACGAACAAAGAGAAAAGTGAAATCTATCGTAAAGACAAAAGTAATCTCCGCGCGAGTTACAGAAGTAGTACATGAACTTTTACACCAGCAGGCAGAAGATGCCGGGATGACCCTCTCTCAATTTGCAGCGCAGATGCTGATGAAAGGCCGTGTGAATACCTCGTATGTGTTCTACGTCCACCCGGACGAGATCGAAGCAATCACACGGGAGTTTGCCGCCATCGGAAACAACCTGAACCAGATCGCAGCTTTCTTCAACAGCGGCGGTATCCAGTCGCGCGCTATGCTCGAAAACATCAACCATGCGATTTCCTGCATTTTTGAGATGAGGGAACAAGTCGCAGAAATGGCAGGAAAGAACTATGGCAATATTAAAGCACATCGCAAGTAAGATTTCCAACTATGGTGCTGCACTGGAGTATCTGATTTTCAAGCATGACGAGCTTCGGAAAACTCCAATCCTTGACCAGAACGGAAATCGTATCATGCGAGATGAGTTTTATCTGGACGGTCTGAACTGTGAACCCTATTCCTTTGATGCGGTCTGCCAGCAGTTGAACCGCGAGTACCAGAAAAACAAAAACAAGAATGAAATCAAAAGCCACCATTACATCATCAGCTTTGATCCACGGGACAGCACAGAAAATTGTTTGACGGGGAAACGAGCACAGGAGCTTGGGCTGGAATACGCAAAAGCAAATTTTCCGGGGCATCAGGCATTGGTCTGTACGCACATGGACGGTCACAATGGCAACGGCAACATTCATGTACATATCGTAATCAACAGCTTGCGAAAATTGGATGTGCCCCAGCAGCCCTTTATGGAGCGGCCCATCGACTGCAAGGCAGGGTACAAGCACCATGTGACGAACGAGTACCTGAAACACCTGCAGAAATCCCTCATGGATTTGTGCCGCCGCGAATTTCTGCATCAGGTCGATTTACTGTCGCCATCCAGAACGGGTGTGACCGAAGCGGAGTATTGGGCACAGCGGCGGCTGGATGAGAAAAAACAGAAAATCGAAACGGAAGGATTTACGCCCAATCCGACAAAGTTTCAAACACAGAAGCAGCTTATCCGGGATGCCGTTGCCGCTGCTCGTGAAAAAGCAATCTCGTATGAAGATTTTCAAGACATCCTGCAGGATGAATACAACATTTTCGTCAAAACCCAACGTGGGCGTTATAGCTATCTGCCGCCGGAACGGAACAAGTTCATATCGGAGCGTTCTCTGGGAGAAAGCTGCAAAAGAGAATGTCTGGAAGGATTCTTTGTTCAGAACGCCGAGAAGAATCTGCGGTACAAGGAAGAACCCATACTGATCTTTACAACCAGAACCAGGCTGCGGCTCGTTGTGGACCTGCAGGAGAATGTTAAGGCACAGGAAAATCTGGCCTATGCGCTAAAGGTCAAAATCAGCAATTTGCAGAAAATGGCTGAAACACTGGTATGGGTGCAGGAAAACAACATCAACGACCTGACAGAACTGAACGATCTGTGTAAGACAGCACAGGCCAATGCACAGGCTGCGTATGAACGGCTGTCACAGGCAGAGGATGAACTGTACAAAACCAATGAACAGATTCATTATGCGGGGCAGTATCTTTCTACAAAAGATGTCCAGCAGCAATTTACGAAAGCAATTTTCAAGAAGAAATTCCGTGCAGAGCATTCCAAGGAATTGGATGCCTATGCAGAATCTGTGAAATATTTCCGGGAAGAGAACGATGGAAAGCGGCCATCGCTGAAATCTTTGAAAAAACGGAAAGAAGAACTGACCAAAGAAATCGCGGAGAGGAAAAAGGCATACGCTCCCTTAAGGGAAGAATCCCGGCGTTTGAAAATTGCATCGGATAATGTGTACAGCATCTTCCGAAAAACCAATGAGATGAAATCCGACCTTGCATGGAAACGCGAGTGGGAGGCTAGAGTCCGCGAAAAGGCAAGGCAGGAGCAGGCTCGACAGGAACAGCGCGAGCGTCAACCGAAACGCAAGAAGCGCAGCTATGATATGAGCCTGTAAATCAGCAGGGTCTTCCACCCCGCACCCCGGAACCCTGCCGGATGCGTAAGCCCGTGCAGGGCTTTCCCATTCGGCAGGGACTTTTGAAAACGATTAGGAGGAAGTTTGAGTAAAGAGTACATCAAAGCACAAACCCCACTGCCCGCATATTTTCCTTATCCGAAATTTCTGCTACAGATGAGTCTGTCCCATACGGCGAGGCTGACCTATGTTCTGCTGCTGGACCGTATGACCCTTTCGCAGAAGAACGGCTGGGTGGATGTGCAGGGCCGGGCATATGTGCTCTATCCGTTGGCAGGGCTGGCGGAAGATCTTCAGAGCAGCATTTCCAGTGTCACCCGTGCCTTGCGGGAACTGGAAGCCGCACGGCTGATCGAACGGCGGTCCAATGGCTTTTCCAAGCCAAACCAGGTGTTCCTAAGCTTCCCATCTACTGCGCAGAAATGCACAGTCGAGATGGTCAAAAATGAGCAGCCTGATTGCTCAAAAGTGAGCAACACGATTGCGCAAAACTGCACACCTAACCAAATAAATAAGAACAACCTAAGATGGAACAAAATAAATAGAACCAAAGAAGCATATGGGCGTTATCGGAATGTTTTTCTGGAAGATTATTCGGAACTGAAAAGCGAGGTAGCAGAGTTGGACGTCCTGATCGAAGACCTCTCGGTCTATATGCAGTCTACAGGCAAGAAGTACGCAGACCACGCAGCGACCCTGCGCAGCTGGTCAGCACGAAAGAGAAAGCAACAGAAAGCGGGAACGGGCATCCCGGACTATACCTACAGCAAGGAGGAAAGTTTATGACGGAAACAATCCAGACAGCGATGGACAGGCTTATGACGATCTCTGCAGAGCCGCAGGACTACATTGCGGGAGATGGGCTGCTGTACTGCGGCAGCTGCAATACCCCCAAGGAAGCGTTCTTCCCAAACGGAAGAAAGCTGTTTGGGCGTGACCGCCATCCGGCTGAATGCCAGTGCCGACAAGAAGCTAGGGAAAAGCAGGAGGAAGAAGAGCGGGCAAGGCTGCATCACGAGAACGTGCGGCGGTTGAAGCTGCAGGGCTTTACCGACTGGGCGATGCAGCACTGGACATTTGAAAACGATCATGGGCAGAACCCACAGATGCATCTGGCGCAGCGGTATGTGGACTATTGGCCGGAAATGCGGGGAAAGAATGTGGGCCTGCTGCTCTGGGGCGGTGTTGGTACAGGCAAAAGTTTCATGGCAGGCTGTATTGCCAATGCCCTGATGGAGCAGGAAGTGGCGGTTTACATGACGAACTTTGCCCGAATCATGAATGAACTGAACAGTGCTTTTGCCGGACGAAACGAAGTTGTGGACAGACTGTGCAGGTATCCGCTGCTTGTTATTGATGATTTCGGCATGGAGCGCGGCACGGAATATGCGCTGGAGCAGATTTATAACATCATCGACAGCCGCTACCGCAGCCGAAAACCACTGATCGTCACCACGAACCTGACCCTGACGGAGTTGAAGAACCCGCAGGATACCGCTCACGCCCGTATCTATGACCGTCTGCTGGAACTGTGTACCCCGATTGCCTGCACAGGCCCCAGCATGAGAAAGGATATAGGACAGGCAAAATTGAACTTGCTGAAAACACTTCTGGCTTGAATGGGAGGAACGCGATTGCAAGAAAACGGCAGAATGAATTGGCTGGAGCAGATCCACCAGATGAAGAACCGGGATATCCGCACGATAGAACAGCATGAACTGCAGGAACTGCCGCAGGATGCAGTGGAACACAGATTGCCGCAGGAGGAAAGGCTGAAAAATCTGCTGGATAAGGTCGGAAATCCTTATTGCTATCTGGACAGCGGAATTATTGTGAAGCTGAATTTCGCACCGAGAGGGGGCAGCACACTGTCTGAGCGCGTTGGCAGATGCTTTCAGTCTGCCAGCTGAAAAGGCAGAGAAGACTTCGGCAAGCTGCTGAAAAATCAAGCAGAAAGATTTCGCACTTTAATGCGATAAAGGACTGGACAAAGGATGATGATTCTGGTAAGCTGTTTGTGGGTAAGAAAATAGGAATGTGCCAACTGAGCAGAATTTGCTCGGTGGGCTTGTTCTACATAGAAAATGTGGAGCCTTTCGCTTCTCTGACGAACAGTATTGCCGATTCGTTAAGGAGGTGGAAGGCTTTTGTTATACCCTGATATAAATTCGCGGAAGAGAACACAGCAAAATTCAACTCGTTATCGTACAGCTTTGTATTTGCGTTTATCCCGTGAAGATGGCGATAAGACAGAGAGCGACAGTATTGCAAACCAGCGCACCCTGCTGGAAGCCTATACTGCAGACCACCCGGAACTGTGCATCGTGGATGAGTTTGTGGATGATGGCTACTCCGGCTCAAACTTTGAACGGCCTGCGTTCCAAAACCTGTTCAGGGAACTGGAGCAGGGGACCATAAACTGTGTTCTGGTGAAAGATCTGTCCCGCTTTGGACGAAATTACATTGAAGTGGGGCGTTATCTGGAACGTATTTTCCCGGTCATGCGGGTCCGGCTGATTGCAGTGACGGACAACTATGACAGTCAATCTGCGTGGAAGACCAGCGATTCCATCATGGTCCCAATGCGGAACCTGCTCAACGATGCGTACTGCCGGGACATTTCCGTCAAAATCAAGAGCCAGCTTGCGGTCAAGCGGAAACGCGGTGATTTTGTGGGAAGTTTTGCAGCCTATGGATACCAGAAGGATCCCAGCAATCATACCAAGCTGATTGTGGACGAACTGGCAGCGGAAACAGTGCAAGATATTTTCCGCTGGAAGATCAGTGGCATGAATAATCAGAGCATCGCAGACCGATTGAATGCGAAAAAAGTGCCGTCCCCGGCTGCGCGAAAGTTGCAGAGCGGTGCAAAGCTGAGCCTGCATTTCCGCAAGAGCGATGAGCCGCCGTGGTCTGCCAAGGCAGTGGACCGCATTCTGCACAACGAGGTCTATATCGGAAAACTGGTGCAGGGAAAGACAAGGAGACTGGACTATCGCTCCAAAAAGAAAATGAATGTGCCGATGCGGGACTGGACAATCGTGGACAATACCCATGAAGCAATCATTTCGGCAGAGCAGTTTGAACTGGTGCAGCGGATTCTGGAAACCGAAACTCGCAGACCGAACGATGCCGAAACGGTGGCCCTGTTTGCAGGATTTCTTTACTGTGGGGACTGCGGCAGCCGGCTGGTACGCAGGTCGGCCAGCTATAAAGGAAAGCGGGACATCTATTATCAGTGCTCCGGCAGCAAACAGAACAAAGGCAGTTGCACGAGCCATAATCTGCGGGATGAAAAACTCTATAACGTCGTGCGGAACGCGCTTCAGATGCAGATCCAGATTGTGATGGAGGAAGCGGAATTTGTGAAAAGCATCCGGCAGGCCCAGCAGGAACCCTACCGTGTGCGGCGCATTGAACGGCAGATTCGGCAGCTGACTGCAGAAAAGGCCCATACACAGGGAATTAAGGAAAAGCTGTACGGGGATTATGCAGACGAAATCCTCACACGGGAGGATTTTCTGAACTACAACGAACTGTACAGCAAGCGGATTGAAGAGTATAACCGCAAAATCACAGAACTGGAAGCAGAACGGCAAAACCTACAGACTGCCCCGAATGCTTATCCGTTTCTGGATGTGTACCGTAAGTATCGGAAATTGGAAGAAATCACCCGTCCGATGGTCGTGGAACTGATTGAGAAAATCGAAGTGTATGAGGGCAATCGGGTAGAAATTACGTTCCGATTCCAGGATGAAATTGCGGACCTGCTGGAAGAACTGCATCAAAAGCAGATGGGGCAGCGTGAAGTGTCTGCTTAAAAGGAGGCTGTGACTTATGGCAAGAGTAAGCAAGAAGGTAAGTGCGGCGCAGCGGGAAGCGGAAAACGCACCGCACCGTATCTGGAAAACCGCAATTTACGCACGATTGTCTGATTTCGATGATGTACTTCGGGATACGGAATCGCTGGAAGTGCAGATTTCTTACATCAAGGAGTATATCAACCACCGGGATGATTTGATGCTGCTGGATGTATTTGCGGACAAGCGGTGTACAGGGATGAACTTTGACCGCCCGGAATTTGAACGGTTGCTGAAAGCGTTGCAGGAGCGGAAAATCAACTGCATCGTGGTAAAGGACTTCTCGCGATTGGGCCGCAATTTCGTGGAAACAGGTCAGTATCTGGAACAGGTGTTTCCGCTGTTCGGCGTAAGATTTATTGCCATCAACGATAACTATGACAGCCTGAACAACCAGAGCCGGGACGGGATGTTGGTGCCGATCAAGGGCATGATCAATGAAATGTACTCGAAAGATCTGTCCCAGAAAATCCAGTCGTGCTTTCGCTCCAAGGAAGCACGGGGAGAAATCTATACCCCGGTTCCGTTCGGCTACAAAAAGGATCAGAAGAATCATTTGATTCTGGATGAGGAAGTCAGCGATGTGGTGATGCAGATTTTCCGCTGGAAGAAATCCGGCATGAAAGAGTACGAGATTGCAAAGAGACTGTCCGCACAGGGAATCCCGACACCCTTTACGCGCCGATGCCAGTTGGGTTATATGAGAAATACCTCACTGGTAAAGGACCATGCATGGCAGCCGACTTTTGTGACAAAGGTGCTGGAAAATCCAGTTTATACGGGGACCATGGTCTATAACCGCATTGCCTACGATGAAACGTATCGGAAAATCGGAGAAAATCCACGGGAAAACTGGCGCATGGTGCCGGACAGCCACCCGGCGATTATCAGCTGGGAATTGTTTGATGAGATTTCTGCATTGCGTGAAGCCGAGCAAGCGGTCAGGGAGGAACGGAAAAAGTGGTGCAGACAGCGCAGAAAGAACAATCCGAACATTTTCAAAGGCAGAATCTTTTGCAAAGAGTGCGGAGAAAAGCTGGTTTGCCATTGGCAAAGGGATGGTTCGCTGTATTTTCACTGTAAATTTTGCCATGTTTCCATCTCAGAGAAAGACCTCTGGAACTGCATCAATCAGGAGCTGCATCAGCGGTTAGAAGAACGTAAGAACTTGAAAAAGCTGATGCAGAAGAATTCGGGGAAAAGCGGCCTTGAAACGAAGAAAGCGGCATTGAACCGTGAAATGGAACGGCTGACGGGCAACATCGTTCGACTGGAATCACAGAAGCGCAGCGGCTATGAGCAGTATGTTCTCGGAAAACTTTCAAAAGAGAAGTTTCTGGAATTGAAGCAGGGGGTGGAAAATGAAATCGTAACACTGAAACAGACAAAAACTGAAAAAGAGAAAGAACTGGCCGTTGTTCAAGAAGAATTGCTGAAGAAAAAGCAGATCGCAGGCAGCACAGAGGTCCTTTTAACGGCAGACAATCTGCAGCAGTATGTAAAGAAAGTCGAAGTAGGCCGCAGGAAAATCACTTACACAGAATTTTCACTGTAATGAAAAAAGGAGAACAGACAATGAAAGAGAAAATCTACGATGCCCGGACAGGGATGGAATATGCTTTGGTTGACGATTATTACCTGCCAGCCTTGAAACTGTCACGGACTCGTCCGATTGGCCGCTGGGGGATGCTGCACAAGGCGTACCTGAAACTGCGAAAACCAGCCTATTACCAGAGCTTGCTGCTGAGCGGAAAACTGGATACTGTTTTAGCAAATGTGGAAGAGCAGGCAGTGGAACGATATGAGGTTTTGATCGAGCAGCTGAGCCGGCGGGAGCACGTATCGGAAAAACTGAAAGAAGAAAATCAGATGGAGTGGGTACGCCGTATGAGAAATCTGGAAAATCGTGCAGCAGAAATCGTAAAGACAGAATTGATCTACACGTTTGAAAGGCGGTGAACAGCAGATGATTGGAACCTATTACCGGCTTTCTCTTGCGGACGAGGATGTGGGTGCTGATAAGGCTGAGAGCAACAGCATTCAGGGCCAGCGCGGACTGGTAGAGGGGTACATTATGGCTCGCCCTGAACTGGCAACAGAGCCGCGTCAGGAGTACGTGGACGATGGCTACTCCGGCACATCTACAAGCCGTCCTGCGTTTCAGCGGCTAATTCAAGATGCACAGGACGGAAAGGTGAAAACGATTATCGTAAAGGACTTTTCCCGGTTCGCCCGTGACTATATTGAAGCAGGCGATTATATGGAGCGGATCTTCCCGTTGCTGGGCGTTCGCTTCATCTCCGTCAACGATGGTTACGACAGTGGAATGCAAATCGGAAACGATGTACGTGGACTGGAAGTAGCCATTAAGAACATCATCAACGCATCCTACAGCCGGGATCTTTCTGCCAAAATCGCGGCAGCAGACCATGTGATGCAGAAAAAAGGAATGTATCTCGGAGGATACCGTCCATTTGGATTCCTGTCGGACCCGAACGACTGTCATAAGCTAATCCTCGACCCGGTAGCCAGTCGATATGTGCGGTTGATTTTTGAACTGGCATTGCAGGGCAACAGAACAGGCACCATCGCAAAAATCCTGAATGAAAAGCAGATCCCGACCCCGGCAGCGTATCATGTGGCGGAAAACCATGTGTACAGTGAGCAGAAAGCATGGGATCTGCAGCGCAGCCATTGGACAAGTGGAACGGTTTACCATATTCTGAAAAATGAGAAGTATAAGGGAACCTACGTGGGCGCGAAATTCATTATGCCTGTTCCGTGCAAGCATCGGGTCCTGCGCGCACCGCTGGAACAGCAGGTACGAATTGAGGATAGCCATGCCGCCATTGTGACCCCGGAGGAATTTGAACAAGCACAAAAGGTTATTATGCTGCAGCATGGGAAGCATCAGGCCGGGAACTACACAAAACACCAGTATCCCTTGAAAGGCAAGGTCTACTGCGGTTACTGCCAGAAGCTGATGAAATATCGTGTTCTCAAGAAACTTGGCCCCTCTTTTAACTGCAGATTCTCAGCGACAGCGGTGGACAGTCCCTGCAAGCGAATCCCAATCTCTGAGGAACTGCTGGAAGAGATTGTCCGAAATGCACTGACAGCGCAAATAAAACAGGCGGAGCATATACTGGAAATCCTGCGCGAACGGGAACGCAAAGCGTTGATCTGCTTCTCCGCACTGGAACGGCAGGAAGAAAAGCTCAGTGTAGAAAAGGCAGAGATTGTAAAACAGCGCGTTGCACTGTATGAGCAGTATGCAGACGGAAACATGAGCAAGGAAGAATTCATCCGACAGAGAGCGGCTTACCGAGTGCAGGAAGATGAAAGAATGGCGCAAATCCAACGGCTGCGCACTGAAAAAAATCGAATTTTCCAGCCTGTGAAGAAGGATGCCGATAATTTGCAGACTGTCGTAAGTGCCGTAGAAGAATCAGGCGATGTGATGCACTTATCGCAGAATGTGGTAGAAACCTTTATTGACCGCATCGAGGTTTTCAACGATGAGCGCGTGAAAATTCATTTTACATTTGAGGACACATTGAACAGCTATGAGGAAAAGTGATTGCAGCGACTT